CAGCAGGTTCGTTCGGGTGATCTTTCGCACCGCGTAGCTGTTGGCACTGTCGGCGATCAGGATCTCGTCCGCGCTGGCAGCAGCAACGGACTTCTCCGTGACCTCTGTGATGTTGAGCGACAGACCCTGCCCGGCGATATCGAATCCCTCGCTAACAGCGAGTTCCTCGATCGCCCCGCCCGACGCCGAGGCGCGACCGAGCAGGCGACCAGTCGTCGAGGTCGTTAGACCGCTGGACGTGATGAGCCCAGAGTCGGCCTTGCCTTCGCCGCCGACCTCGACGACGGACGTGGCTGTGCTGCCAGCAGTGCCACTCCCGATGTAGACCTTACCGGTGTTGCGATCGAAGGCGAGTTCGCTGTCGACGACGTTGCTGGTCGTCGGTGTCGTCGTTCCAGACTTGATCCGAATGGTCGGCATCAGTACGTACCTCCGTCAATGTCTCCGGTCGCAGCTTGCACCACCTGCCACGATCCGGGAGTCGTGCAGCGGTATTCTTTCTGAGTGTCGGTGTCGAAGATCAGCATGCCGGCCTTCTGGTAGTTGGTCGGGTATGCGGAGTTGATGGCCGAGTCGGTCGCGGTCGTCAGCAGACCGGACGCGATGACCACGTAGCCACCCTTCCCGAACCGGTCTTCGTGCGAAGGTGCGGACGAGAGCGCCGCCTTGATCGTTTCGCCGATCAGAATCGCCATCGGTCACTGCACTCCCATCGCGAGCGCCTCGCCATCCTCGAACGGGTTTCCGCCGGCCAACTGCCAGACCCGATACACGTTGCCGTTGACCTGGAGGTTGCCGATCGAGATCCCGCTGAAGCTGAACACGGCACTCCCGCTGCCGTCCAGATATGCGAACTGCGGCGAGTACGACGTGTCGCCGCCGGTGTTGCGGTGTGCGTAGTAGGCGAACCGCTGTGCCGAGTCGCCCTCGTTGTTGTTCCACGTGTACGACCGCAGCGCCGACGTGTCAGCGATCTCAGTCGGACCTGCCTCGATCGTGATCGCAGCCTCGCTGTACGCCGGCGGCGAGTCCGCGGGATCGAGGTTCTGCGTCGACATGAACGCGAGATCGAAGTCGGCGTCGGGATTCGGACCCGCGCCGCCGTCGGACTGGAACACCCACTGGGTGCCGTCCCAGGCGAGATACCCGGTCTGGCCGGCGGTCGCTGCCGGCAACTGTGCGTCGGCGCCTGCCGGTCCTGCTGGACCAGTCGCGCCGGTTGGTCCGGTCGGACCTACTGGACCAGCCGCGCCGGTCGCGCCGGTCGGTCCCGCTGGACCCTGCGGACCCTCGAGGGTGCTGAGCGCGACGAGATCCTGCCACGCCTGATCGCCCACGTATCGCCACTGGATGTGCGTTGCGGACGTCTGGAGTTCGACCTCGCGGCCGTCCGCACCGCCTGAACCCGAACCGCTGCCGGCGAAAATCCACGCTGTGCCGTTCCACTGCATGACCTCGCCGGCGGCCGCACCGCCGGGCATCCGATCGAGGCCGAACCGACCGCTGCGGATGTCGCCGGCGTCGTGGCCGTGCGGTGCCACCAGAGGAAGGTCGAGGGAACTATCGTCCTCGATGATGATCGCCGTCGCCATCAGTCGCTTACCTCCGGCGTGATCCGTGCCACGCCTTCCAGAACCCGTTCCACGACGCCGGTCGGACTCTCCAGCTCGACGTCGTAGACGTCCGCACGCGGCGCCTCGAGCTTGCCGGTGTCGGTCGCCGACACCTCCATCCGAACGCGACCGGCCGCTGGCTCGATGACGATGCCGCCGCCGGGAAACGTGTCGAGCGCCAGCGTCGTCGAGGAGTCGCCGTACTGGCGACGTGCCGTCAGCCTCGCCGAGTACCCGGTCAGATCACGAGGCACGCCGTCGTCCTCGACACGAAACACCAGACGCCACGTGGCGCCTTGCTTGACGAGGATGTTCCGGCGTGCCATCGGATCAGCCCTTGCGGATGAGGCTCGCGATCCACCGCAGCGGGAACAGGTTGCCGGCGACGTAGCCGGCGAACGCCAGCATCACCGCGAACCACACCGAACCGAGAAACGATTCAAAGCTCATCTCGTAGCCTCCTGCGGCGCCACGCCGCGTCGAATTCCGGATCCATGCCGCGCATCGCAGCGACGGCCTCCTCCACGGTCGTCGTCGCGTAGTCGCTCGACGCTTCGTCCAGCAGCTTCGCCGCGGCCATCTGCCGCCGCGGCACCCAGCCGAAGACCGTCCGGGTGAGCCGTCCGAGGCCAAGCTGCCAGACCAGCACGACCGCGGCCACCGCAACCGCGGCGATCGCAAGCCATGTAAGCGTGCCGAGCCATTCGCTCGGCCTGTCCTGGACTCCCGGAACCTCTCTCGCGATGACGTCTGCATTCCGTGCGATGTCGGCGGATGCCTTGGCACCCGACGCCGCCTCGCCGACGATCGCGTCGGCCTCGAAACGCACCACGGCGGCACGCTCCCGGATCGCGTCGAAGCGTTGCTCGCTTTCGACGGCCTTGACGCGGACGTCGGTCGCGGCGTTGGCGATCCGCTGCGTCGGACTGCACGCCGACAGCATCGCGTACAGCACCACGCACGCGATGATCGCGGCCGCGGCCCAGTACGCTCGACGCTGGTCGGATCGGCTCCACATCATCCGCCGCGCTCCAGACGCTCGAGGCGCCGCTTGATCTCTTGGATGTCGCTTTCCGCGTGGTCGGACCGCGCGTCGATCCGCGCGACGACCTCCGCGAGATTCGTGACGATGCGGGACAGCTTCTCGACCGTCGAGATCGTCGTCGTGAGTGCATGGTCCTTTGCACCCAGACGGGTCATCATCACGATCACGGCACCGACGACGAGGATCGCCTGGGCGAGGTTGACGATCTCCGCAATGCTCATCCCTGCGCTCTCCTATCCACGAACACGGACTTCAGTGCTTCGACGCCGACCTTGGCCGGCGCCGACTCCAGCATCGGATGGAAGTCGTACGGCGTGAACGCCTTCGACTTGCGAGGATCGCGGTGGATGTTTGCGGTCAGTGCCATCATCGAAGCCGTCGTCGTCCACTCGTGACGCATTCGCGCCTCTGCCATCCACACCAGTTCCCGCAGCGTGAGGTCGCGCGGGTCTACACCTGCAATCCCGGCGAGCTCGTAGATGCTGTGGCGGATTGAATCGCCTCCCGCAACTTCTCCGGCTGCGTCTCGCGCTCCATTTCCTCGTACGCCTCGTCGATCACTCGGCGGATTTCCGCGAGAAGCGCCTTCCTTGCCCGGCGCTCGGCCGGGTTCGGGAAAAAATCGACGATGCCGTCCATCAGCGCCTGCCGCGCCTGTTCGAGGTGGTCGCCGAACAGGCGCTCCATGAAGTCCGCTTCCGACACGTTCCGGCGATCCGCTTCCGGCTTGACGACGGCATACAGCGCCTTCGTGGCCTTGATCGGATCCCCGATGAACTCGGCGAACGTCTCGCCGCCGATGATGTCCAGCAGGTCGATGCCGGCCATGTCCCGGCAGCGCTCAAGCGCCGCCGGGGTGACCCGCACCTGCCACTGTTCACCATTGTCGTCGCGGAATGCCGGCATGGGTTAGGCGGTCTGCCAGGTCGGTGCGGTTCCGTAGGTCGGCTTCAGGCTGACCGACGCGGTGACGGCTTCCTCGAGGGACTGGTTGATCGAGAAGTTGGTGACGCGGCACTTGGCGACAAGTCCGTCGCCGGCGGTGTCGGTCGCGCCGCCGTCCAGCACCTTCACCCAGAGGTCGGTGTCGTTCAGGAACGCCGCCTGCACCTTGGCGAAGCCGACAGTGTCGTCGGTGTCATAGATCATCTCGAACTCGACCGACGCGTCCTTCAAGGTCGGCGTCGTTGCACGCCAGCCGTTATTCGATCGGGTGGTGACGTCCGCCTCCGCCGTCTCGAGGGACAGCGACACGTTGCGAACGTTCGTGACTTCGCTGTAGGAACCCGCGCTGCCATCAGCGATCGGCTCGGCGATCCAAAGCTTCGCATCCAGTCCCAGTACCTGCGCCATGTTTGGCCTCCTAGTCCATCACGCGGTAGGTCACCGTCAGGACGGACGTGAACTGCCGCATCTGTTCAAGGGTGTCGGTGTCGATCACCGGTTCGTTCTCGATCGAGACCGCACGCAGCGGCGCGCGGTCCTGTCCCTTCCACGTCTCCGAGTCCGGCAGCACGTCCTGAGAAAGCAGGTCGCGCACCTCCTCGATGAATGCCATGAGTCCGTCGATCTCGTCGTCGTACGGCTCCTCGCCGAGAAGCGCACACACCACGACGCGGATCGACGGTTCCCGCTGCCACGAGTCGCGGCCGAGGCGTGCCGTCGTGTACCCGTCGCCGCTGGTGACGATCACCTTGGTCTCGGTGCCGAGATCGGCGAGGTCGAATCGCGGCAGCCACTCCCGCTTCGCGACAAACTGCCGCGACAGGCTGGCACCGTGCAGCAACTGCACGACGGCGTCGGCGATCTCCGCCACCGACAGCAACCGGTAGCCAAGACGAGGTTCGGCGGCGGTGACGACCTGCGCCATCAGTACGCACGCTCCACGAGCTTCGTGTGGACGCGCAGCGTCGTCCGGTATGCGTCGGCCCAGTGGACCGGCGGCGTGCCGGACGGCGCCATCACGCGGTAGGTGGCCTTGCCGCCATACGCGCCGGGTTCGGTGATCGTGTCGCCCTCCGCCGGCTTGACCGGCAGATCGGCCGGGTCGAGGAGGAAGTCGCGAGACTCCACCCGTTCGACCCGGCCGTCGCCGGTCTCCACATCCCAGACCGTCCTGCCGACGCGCGCGGACAGGGTCGCGGTCTGCGAACCGCGACTCCATCCGATGTCCGTGGCGAGCGCTGCCTTCTGCTGCGACGCCAGGAACGCTGCACCGTTGGCGAGGACGTTCACCATCAGCGGCCGAGCTTCACCCGGACCACGGTGTCGCCGTCGCCGCTGGCGGCGATGGCGTGACCGCAGAGAGTCTCGCCGGTGCTGGTGACGCAGAACCCGGTCGCGTCGTTCCAGTAGACCGCCGCGCCGGCCGCGAACACGGTCGCCGACTCGGTCGGCATGTCGAAGACGCCTTCCATCTGGACGGCGCCCTTCTCGTTGGCGGCGATGTCGCGAGGCGCGACGCCGACGAGCGCACCGATCTCGATGACGTCGCCAGCGGTGACAGCGGAGGCGGGAGTGTGGTCGATCGCCATCCCGCCGTGAACGTAAGTAGCCATTCGAAGAATCCTTTCGGTCGTGCCGGACGGGGCGCGAAGCCCCGCCCGGCGATGTCAGTCGGTAACGGTTCAGGCGGTGTTCTTGACGCCGGCACGCGGCTCCTGCTTCGCGACACCGAAGTCGAAGTAGCCACGCATCGAGACGCCGAGGGTGTTGAAGTCGGCGTCCGCTTGCTCGACGGTCGGAGTCTCGACGCCGTTGAGGAACGCAACCTCGATCGTGGAGAGTTCCGCCGGATTCGCCAGCAGGTACCACGAGGTCGCGGAGTTGCCGGAGATCGCGGCGTTCGACAGGTACGGCGACGTCACGACGGAGAACTTGCCGGCGTGCGGATTCGCGACCGGGTACTTCGTCGAGGTGCTGGTGTCGCGGACCTCGGTGGAGGCCATGACCTGATTGGCCTTCGCGTACAGGCCGGTCGGGACCAGCAGCACGGACGGCATCATCGCCAGCGGGTAGCCGTCGGCGTCGACCTGATCCAGGAACGCCTTCTCGGCGGCGGTGAGGCCGTCGATCCCGAACGCGTTCGACGTCTCGAGGTTGTTGTTGCCGGCGGTGAAGAACGAACCGTTCGCCAGGAACTCGGTCCAGAACGCCTTGTTCATCGCGAGCGCCGCACCGCGGCCGATCCGCTGCGGGATCGCGGACAGCGCGCCGAGGTCGTCGTTGATGATGTCCTGACGCGTGACGGAGAACATCTTCGCGTAGGTCTTGGCCGCGTTGGTGAACGACTCTTCGCTGACGCCGCCAGCCTTGATCTCGCCGGCAGGACCGACTTCCTCGAACTCGAAGCCGCCGTTCAGCCGGTAGCTGGTGACGGTCTTGAAGTCCGACACGGCGCGGGTGCTGCTGATCTGGCGCCACGCCTGATCGACGGCATTGAACCCGGCGAGGAGGAACTTGTTGGCGATGTTCGAGAAGATGCCCGGCAGGGACATCGTCGCGAAGCCGGCCTGAAGGACGGCGCGGGTGTCGGCCTTGACCGAACGACCGTCGAAGCCGTTGCGGCGAGCCGCGATGAGCATCATCTCTTGAAGGCCGAGGTTGCGGTACGAGTCCGCGGCCTCGAGGGTCTCCGCGTCGAAGTGCTTGTCGATGTTCCCGAGGTTCGCGGCCTTGCAGGCGGCGGCCTCGAGGACGGCGTCGTCGACACGCGGCGAGTTCTTGACGATGGCGGCAGGCGCCTCGGCACGCTCGGCACGCAGCACTTCGAGTTCGGCGCGAGTCGCGTCCCAACCCTCGGAAATCGCCTTGGCGGCGATGCCATCGTTGCTCGCGGCGACCCTGCGGATCGCAGCGATGCGGTCAGCCTCGGCGGCAGCCTCGGCACGGATCTTGGCGACGACGTCGCCGGTGTCGACCACCGTCTCCGCCGGAGCGGCGGTGGCCGCCACGTCGCCCTGGGGCTCGGTGGTCTTCTTGTCCATTGCGGACTCCTGTTCTGCGGCGGTTGCCGCGACCTTGGCCTCGGTCGCGTCATCCGCGCCGAGTGCCACGAAAGAAACCTCGCCGAGACTGGCTCGGCGAGACACGTAAACCGGACCTTCGAACTCGCGACCGTTAGCGGTCGCGGTCTCACCCTCGGCGACGAACTCGATGCCGCCGGCATCGGCGCCGATCGACGCCTGCCACGGGAACCCGTTGCGGCCCGCCGACACCACGTCGTTCGCGACGCGGCTGGTCGCCGAGACGACGCCCTCGACGATCAGCTCGCCGTCGACCTGCCGGATCGCGGTCGTGTGGCCGATGACCAGCGACGGTTGGTGATCCTTCAGGATCGGCCGAGACTTGGCGGTCCAACTGAGGCCGGCGAGATCGACGACGACCGGCGCGTCCCAACCGCGGACGGTCATCGCGCCGCCGGTGTAGGCGATCATCTGAAACGTCGGCAGTCCGCTCGCCTTGTCCTCGTAGTCCTCGCCTTCGGCGGCGTTGATGGTGCCGGCCTTCGAGGCGTCGAGGCGGTCGACGATCGCCTGCGCCCAGGTGCGGCCTGCATCGCCACCCCAGAGCGCCCACGCGATGCGACCGGCCGAGGGATACCCGTCCTCGTCGCGGTTCCAGCCCTCGCCGGCCTTGTCGGCCTCGTGGCGTGCGAAGTAGGACGCCATCCGCTTCACGGTGTCGGTCGAGAGGTTGCGGCCGTTCGCGATGTCCCGCGCCCGGGCGACGCCGACCTCGGTGCCGCCGCGGCCGTACTCGCGGCGCCACTCCAGACCGCGTTCGGCCTCCTCACGCATCGACGCGGTAGGTGCGTGCGAGTCGTCCTCGTTCGCCTCCAGCCAGTCGATGCGATCGCTGGTGAAAGACGCCAGCTTGCGTCCCTTGAGTCGCTTGCTCATGCGATGTCGTCCTCGTCGTCCTCGTCGTCCTCGGCGTCAGCAACCGCCGCGCCAAGCATCTCGAGGCCGAGTTCCGCTGCGAGTTCCATCTCCCTCGCGCGCTGTCGAAGCTGCTGTTCCCAGTCCTTGCCTTGCGACGCGTACTCGTCAGCCAGCGTCGTCAAGCCGGCCTCGAGACGGATCGAAGCCGCCGTCGCCTCTTTGTTGGGATCGACATGCGGGTGGCCCGGCCACATCCACGAGTGTCCCCACGGCGTCGACCGCAGTCGCGGCGGGATCACATCTTCGAGAAGGACGGCCTCGCTTCGCCACGCCGCGAGGATCGGATCGAGGATCGTGCGCCCCAGCACGTCGCGCTCGACGCCGATCGCCTTGTGGTACGTCTGGTGATCGAGGCGGCCGGACGCGTAGTTGTATCCGCTGCTGTTGCCCGCCGCGACGTTGAACGGCATCGACAGGCACCGCGCGATCTCGTTGAGGATCTCGTGCTTGAAGTCGCCGTAGCCGGTCGACGGCTGCTCGGCGCGGAGTTGTTCCATCCGCCACCCGCCCGGCATCGTCAGCAGCGCCTGCCGCTCGAGGTTGATCGGATCCAGAGGCTCGATCGCCTCCGCCTCGCCGCCGGCAGGTGCATCGGTGTAGAGGATTCCCGCGAACGACGCCGCGGTCTCGGCGGCACCCAGGACCGCCAGCGT